GCACGGCAATCACCGCCTGGGCGTGTCTGGGCCCCCAGGGAATTTGTACTACCTGGTATGTGAGGCGGCCTGCTTGATCAACATTGCTCAAAATGGCAGTCTGAACTGAACGCCAAGTGCAATCTTTATCCCAGTGCGGCTTGTCGGGCTGTGGTCCACACAGTCGTCTGTATATGTCTGCACTAGCAGGGTCATTGGGGTCGATTCCGGGTCTGCCATCATCACGGTTGAGTGCGTACCAGAAGTCTGGGTATCCATCACCGTTGATATCTGCGGGGTCTTGCATCACATGCGTGTAAGGACTACCGCCCAGTGGATCATCTGCTGTTGCCCTGATGGTAGGCGACCCAAAGTACTCTGACGTACAGTTGTGGTGACCCGAATCACTGCTACAAAACATCAGCCAAGCACCCACTACACCACGATTGTGATATTCTCCTGGCTCTGGATCGGGGCCTTGATAACAGCTCACTGGTATAATTATTTCAGTGCGGTTGTCATCATTGATATCAAACCCCACAACGGGATTATTCCAACGAATACTTCGGTCGTTGCATGCAGGATCTGCCCCTTCCAGTTGTTCTCCAGACCACACTGTGGCCAGATCCAAGTCCCAGGCTTCCAGATATACTGGATCTGGTTCAGGCTTTGGCTGGGGACGGGGTTTCTTGATCACAGGATTGTAGACTTTGGGGGACACGCACTTGCTCTTGCTTACCAGAGCAGGAGGATTATCCCGCATCAGATACACACCACATTGAGTCTCAGCTGGCTCTGCAAACACCGTGGGCATAAACAGTGATATCAAGCTCAAGTTAAGTGATTCAAACATTAAAAACTTCATGATAACTCCAATACTGCTGTGCGGTCTAGAAAAACAAGTGTGCCGGGCTGTATTGCGCCCAGCATGTTGTACTCATAGTGTTCCCAGGCCTCGCTGGGTGATAGACCATCTGCTATGAGTTTTTTCAACACCAGGTCCAGGTCGTACACAATGCGTTGATCCTCACCAGCGGTGTGTGCTACACCCATGATACAGTCATCAAATCCGTTGATTCTCAGCATGTTGATCTCACTTGTTCAACCATTCATCAAAACTCAGCAGTGGCTCGCCTGTGAAACGATCTGTGCCGTTGCCTTCGTCTGCCAGTTCCACATAGCTCTTGTAGCGTTCTTCCAGGTTGCCATTGTAGTACCATTCAGCATAGTCGCCTGCAGTGGTAAACTTTAGGTCATCCATGTGTGTGCTCCTTTGCATAATCTGTGATTTCTGGCTTCTTGATGCGTTCTCCAGTTACGATACTACTCATGTAGTCACGATAGTCATAGAACATTCGAAGATACAATCCACCCAGTTCTGCCGCTTCTTCTTTGATTTCTGCGACTTGTTTTCGACCACGATCAAATACGCCTGGTGCGTCTGACATACTATAAAGAAAATCAACGGTTTCTAACTTTTGAAAGAATTCTTGTACTGTCATTGTGGTCTCCTCAATATCTAGCTTCTAGTTCAAAGTCGTTGGCATAACCCACATCAATCTGCAGGTTCACTCTAGCATCTGTGATTCTGCGTTCTAGTTCACTATAAGCCTCATCTTCGTCATAGGCTTGAATGTCAACTGTGGTGTTGCCTGACTTCCACACATAAGTATACATCAAGCAACCTCCTATTTAGGCAAGTATGCTTGCAGTTTATCTGCTGGACAAAATTCAAGTAGTTCTTCCAGCGCTGTGAGGTCTTTGTTAAGCACAATGTCGTCTTGTATTTGGTCTAGCACACGATCTATTAATTGCTTATTCATTATGCTTCTTCCTTGTTGTTTGAACTGTTCATTGTACTCATCCACAACCAATCAGTTGCCAATCCTTGAGCCATTCCTGAGAATGCACGATATACCTGATCTGGAGATGTTAATTTTTGATCTTGGATATCACGGATTATGTCGTTTACGTTATTGTGGGCCCGTTCAGCCAATGTATCAATAGATTTATTCATTATGCTACCTCTTTATCTAAACTATCACCATCAATCAACTCACCCTTTGGGATTTCGACTGTGAAAAAGTAACTGTCGAAGTTCCTAACATGACTTGAAAGATTTGAATGTTCAGCCTCGCGAAAGTATACCGCATGACCGAGTATTTTATTTACCGCTGTGATGTACATAGGCGCATCACAGTCTTCCTCAAGATACACATCATCGCCATTGCGATAACTGTATGAACTTATTTTAGACTGGATACCAAGTTCTACTAACTCAGAATACTTGACCTTCAACCAAGAATGACCTGGATCTGAGTACCATTCACGAATAATATTTTTCATAATGACTCCTTGTGTATGTCTTTTTTCAATCTACATATACTATTATACGGATATTTTGCCCAAAGTCAAGCCTTTTTAGAAAGAAAAAACTTAATAAAATCAACAACTTACAACTTTTTTTAAAAACTCAATAAAATCAATAACTTACAAACCCCAATAAAATCAGACATTTGCGCTTTCTAGGTACTCAAATACGCCCCCATATAAGTTAATCATCATAGCAATCTGATTATCATAGACCTTGACTTCTAATAACACTTGACCTATCCTTCCTTTTTTGTCTTTTAGATTAGTTTGACCTATCCAATAAGGACATTTGATTTTTTTAGACATGGTTAGTAGAAATTTTTTAGGATTAAATGTTTTTGTATGCTTTGAGTGTATAGGTGTGCTAAATTGGTAGTACGTTATATTTGCCTCTTCAAATGCTAACGCACCTTCATCAGTTAATCTTAAACTATCACCTGTTCTGCCAGTATGCCACCAAGCAAAATATAATTTTTCGTCAGAGTACTCTGAATATTTAGAATCTTTTAACTGAGATAAAACTGCCTTGGTTATTGCAGGTTTAGTCTTTTGATACGTCATCTGGATAAACAACACGCCCAGAATTCATGTAAACAACAGTGAACTTATCGGTTTTAAATTGCTTATTAAGTTTTCTACATAAATTTCTAGCATGTCCAGGATTTGAAAAACTAGTTTTTTTATACTTGGGTGCAACATCGTTAGACAAATAATGTGAAGATTTTAAGTTGATTGGTTGATCATCGTAAAAAACAGCCCAGATGCCTGCCGCTTCTACAATCTGATCACACTTGTAAGTACTTTTTTCTACGTGTTCTAATAAAATATTAGGTTGTGATCTGCTCATTTAAACTTGCCGCCTTTAACTTGGACATCTATAACTTCTTCTTGTTTATTATCAGTAAGGTTGTGCAAATCAGACAGCAGTTTAGAAACTTCGTCTCTTAATCCTCTAGCCTCAGTAATTGGAATAACAACGTCTTTTCCTTGTTTAGACTCAATTATTGATACTTTGTCAATAAACTTTTTTATATGAAGCATATTATATATTTATCTGTAATTGTGCTTCTTCTTTTGTTTTGAAAGGTCCTGCAAAAGGATAGCGTTGAATAAAGATAAATTTGGGGCAAAATGAAATTTGTGGCTCGCCATTGTGCTCAATCACAAACCAACCTGCCGCATGAAAGCATTTAGACTTTTCAGATTTTGTATATAAATGCAAGCCACGTTTAACATCAAACATAGAATTATAAACTCTGGGAGTAGTTGGATATTCTGGATACGGCGTTTTTGCTTTTATTTTGTTTGTTTTTAGTGGCTCAAATTTAATCTTAGCATTGTTTTTAATTTCATTTGTATTTTTAAATTGCAATGATGTCCCGCCCAAGTCAACACCATATCCTGCGTTATTAGCAGTAATATTTCCTACTTTTTTGTTACCATTTGTTATAATCCAAAACTGGCCCTTAACAACAGGCTTTGCAACTAAATCATCTATCATTTTTTTGTCCTTTTTATTTGCTTTGCTCATGTTCTTGCTCTTTCAACGTATTCCATACTTGATGCTTTATTGTTTCATCTAGCTTTTGTTTTTCAGATTCTAGTACTTTTGGTGCAAGCATTTCTATGCATTCAAACAATACTTCTTTTCCTGTATCGGTAAACTCATTGTATTTGTAGTCAACTAAGCTAACACGATATAGTTTTTTATCATTGATAATAGCAAGTAAACTATTATACAATTGTTTTTGTAAAAACTCACTATCCATTAAGTAAGTTCCCTTTGTAGGGCGAGTTAAGCCATTTAGCATATGTTTCAGGCTGTTCAGAAATCTTTGTAAGTTCATACTTGCCACAAAATTTCATAAAGTGAATACCAACTTGGGGTATAGTTTCTGTTCTTAATTCTTCTTTGATTCTGTCATCAACTGCTTGTTTGATTTCTTGGGGTTGTGCGGTTAGATCGATCAACACTCTGTTGCGTTCATAATCATCTTTGACTCTGTGTTCAACACCATCGGGGTCAACCCATCGTTGTAACATTAAGTTATTCCAATTAAAGCCTTGTTTATCTCTATCAGCATATGCTTCAATCAAACCAACTTTGTTTTTACTGCCTTTTTTACGAACGCCAGGATATGCTGAAAATACATTGTCTGTTGCGTCACCTCGAATGCATTTTTCAAATAAAACAAACTGTGGGTCACCTACAACTTTAGGTTCTTTTGTTTTCTTGTCAAGAATAGGCTTGCCGCGATCATTAAAGTAGCCCTCAAGTGTAACTAGTTGATTAGATACACCGTTGTACTGAGTAACATTATCAGAGATTAATTGAACAAAGTCGCTATCACTAGAAATAATTACGTGTTCATCGTCTGGGTGAAGTTCAACAAACCTAGCAATAATATCATCAGCCTCGGCGTTTTCGTGTCTAATTACTGAACAGTTAGTTTTTTCTTGCAAATATGTAGTAAACATGCTGTACGTTTCCCAGAACATTTCATTTTCTTCTGCTTCTTGTTCTGTTAACGCCTGAGTTTTTACAGCACGATTGGCTTTGTAGGGTTCATAAAAGTCTTTTCGCCAGCTACGTCCTTCTAAACAAAATACTACATGATCAATATCAAACTTACGCACCATCATATTAACAGATGCCAAAGAAAGATGTAGGGCCATTCCAATCTTTTCCCAAGTATCGCTGTTGCGACTGGCAATGTGTCTTGCTCTAAAGAAAATATTGGCTGTGTCGATGAGGGCGTATTTCATAACTTGCTCCGTGCGTATAATATACTAATATTATAAGCATAATATACGCATATGTCAAGTATTAAGTGCTAACTTTGGGTAAATCATACAAATTCTATGTCTTCTATAGGTGCTGATACTAACGAAAATGGAACAACTAATCCTTCATATTCAGTCCATATTCTTCCTGAGGGAATTCCTTGTTGCGTAAATGGCAACTTTAGGGGTGAATATGTATTTTTAGGCCACATGCTGTACACTTCATACGGTATAAGCATGAAATAAAGTTTATAATCATCATAACGACTACAAATACAAACACGAAGCGTTCCTGTTTTATTTTTAATTCCGCCTATACTAACCTTGTGGTAGGGACTTTCCCTATTGACAGTAGTCATTACAAATTTACCATCGGTACCGTCGTCCCAGTCCTGAGACATAGAATTTAAAGATAGTTGTTTTGTGAATGGCATGAACATAGATAAGGCATTTTCCCAAATAGCACCCATAGAAATTTCACCTGAATTGATATGCTGTAACAATAAATTTTGGTCATGATTTCCATAACCGCGTAGTTCTAACAAATCAAACAGTCTAGGATTTTTTTCTAACTTCTTACGATAGTATTTTAAATTCATTATAACATACTTATAAGTCAAGCAATATCTTCTAAGTATTTGCCCGATTCTAAATTAATATTATCAAAAAGACCCTGATTATCTACAGAAAACGGCAAAAACTTGTTTTTTACTTTTTTAATAGTATCGTATGGGTAATTTACAATTCTAGACTCAACTAGTTTTTCTAAATCTAATATTTCAATTTTGTATTGTGGATCTAACCATTCTAATTTTTTATCACTAAATTCATCTAGCCTGTACTTATTCCATTGTGACTTTACATATCTTTCTAAATCTTTAATTTGATTTGTATTACCATAGTACAAATTGCAAAATTGCTGAGGTGATGCACATGACCTAGAATATTCCATTAGCCTACTCCATGGATCATGTCTAGTAGTAATTCCATAACCAAGTACAAGATTGTGTGACTGTACTATATTATAAAACCAACTAAAATCAGAGTTCAGAGTTGCCGACATGTTGACGAATACTTAAAGGTAGTGAGTCGTATATATCAATGCTGACATTTTTTGAAGGAGAATATACAAAACTATTAACTATGCTTAACAGGGGGTGTTTCCCACCCAATCTTTGATATATTTTCAATACAACTGACAATGCACATTCATCGCCGGGATTTCCTGCGTTTCTGTCTTGTTTTTTCATCCAGTCTTGATATGCTTTAGTAGTAACAGTCTTTAACTCAGGCATACTGACAAAAAATGTTTTAATGATCGCATGAAGTTCATCGAGAAAAGCATCGAATTCTGCTCCTGAAGTAGGTAATCCCAATGATCGGTAACCTCGATACAAATTTCCATAGAATCCAAACATACTAGCATCGTTGTTGCCTTTCCAATATTTGTTATTAGTATCAAAGATGAATTTGAATTCATCCATATTAGTCACTTTAGATTTTTTGGCTTCAACGTCAATGCGGCTAAAAGTCCCTGTCATACCTAGATCAGGATGTTGATCAGGAAGGGGAACTGCGTTATTTGACACCATGATATTATGCTTTTCAGCCGCAAGTTTATACTCACCGTTAGGACCGGGCTTGTTGTAAAAATTGTGGCTACGAACATAAACACGATGACGGTCATACGCACCCCAGGGCTTAGAACCCTCACCGTTGCGATATAATGCCGCAACTGCCGGCAACGATTCATCATCGGTGTCAATTATCCAACAAGGGTATTTAAAATCAAGCCAATCTTTGATCGGTTCCTTTTTTCCGGTTTTTTTGTTTTTAACTAAAATACGTCCTCTTTTAGCAAGCGCCGCAATAACTGAGATTCCATGCATGGTATCAAAAACCTGCAAATTTTCGTCATCACCATTAAGTCGAACAACACAAACAGGACTCACATTATCAAAATCGAATTTAGAGAGGATGTTACACGCATGGATTTGATCCAAAAGGCGCTGAATCTCTTCAGGAGTTAGTAGCTGTCGGATCGGTCTAAGTTCGAATTTAGGGATATCTTCGCTGTCAAATGTAATATTATTTGCTTCATAAAAATCCATTATCTTTTTGAATTTTTTATTAGAAAGAAGTTGATCAACGTGTTCAGTGATTGGTTTTTTTACCAAATCTTCTTTTTTCTTTGCTAGCGGATCGTCAATTTTCGACAAATCGACCTTTTCTTTGTTAGGTACAAACTTGATTTTTTGTTTTGGCATTGTTATGTTTTCCTTGTGAGTTAAACAATACACACATATTACACTAGTTTAGATTGAAATGCAAGCCCTTTTTAACTAACTTCGGTTCTGCCATCACCCAAATCTTTTTGATTAATTACTCTCATGTCTCCAGAGGCTCGCTTCATCCATATTTTTTATAAAACTTCATTCGTAGCCAATACTTTCTCATTACTGCTAATACCGTAAAAATGAATGTTAACCAAACACTTGTTTCTAAAGCGGACATGTCAACATGAAAAGCGAACGCAATAAACGCAAAGTTAAGCGGAGTATTAATCAATAACGCTAATGCAGTATCAACAACTGCTTCTCTCATCGATAAGTTTTTTCGTTTACGTTCTGACACCCTTTAACTAACTTCGGTTCTGCCATCACCCAAATCTTTTTGATTAATTACTCTCATGTCTCCAGAGGCTCGATTGTCGGGGTCGGCTTGATCTTGCTCGTAAATCTCCATAGCAATATTTTTACATACAGTTTGAAACCATCTATCAACAATTACATTTTCATCTTCGTTTGACTTAAGTTGATATCCTTGTTTAATTAAGTTAGTTAAAAACTTGTCGTTCCAATCTAGTTCAAATGAACCGCTGTTGATATTTTCAGGGTCTACATCAACTTTGATAATGTCAATAAAAGGTTCGCCATTTTTTGTGGCTTCTTCTTTTGGGGAAAGTTTTTTCTTTTTGGGTTGAGGTTTTTCAGGTTGTTTTTTCTTAAAAATATTTTTAAATTTGTTCATCATAGCTATACCTTCTGTTTGTATATATCATATAAAGCAAAGCTGGCGAGATTTTTTGCTTTTGATTCGCACATAATATCAGCCCATTGCCAATGTTCATGTGCCCAGTCGTTTGCTTTGTTGTTCCAAAAGTAATCAGAATGTGCTCGTAATTTTTGTTTTTTATGATTAGATTCTAATAGTATATTCATATCGGGCAATGTTTCGTTGCAATGATCAACAAGATAATCCTCTCTAGAAACACTGTAATGAATGACAG